CGTGCTGGGCTCTGTTGCGCCGCTGTTCTGGCTGACGATCGCCGCCAGCGCGTTGTTCAGGTCCTGCCGGAAGGCAAGGCCGGACTGGTTAGCAATGCTGTAGTCGTGCTGCGCCACTCGTTAGACCTCCTTGCCGTGCCCCACGGCCGTGTAGGTGAAGTTGCGAGCCACGGCACTGCCGGCACTGTTCCTGAATGTTACTTGGAAACCCGTGCGTGTCACGCTACCCAGCTCGAAGTAGTCGCCTGTGCCCATGTTGAGAGCAGTGATACCAACGCTTGGTGCCTGGTAGAAATTGTTTCCAAAGGGTACGGAGTAACTGGCGGTAGGACTCGTGAGAACGGCGGACTGCTCCACGCGCTGCTGGATCTCGACGGTGCAGCCCAGCTCGTCCACCACGATGTTCTGCGTCGGGTCGTCGCTGGTGGCCTGCACCTTGAACTGAAAGCCACGGCCGCGCACCAGCGCGTTGCTGAACTCCCGCCAGCTGCCCCAGGTTGGTGTGCCGGATGGATCGTCCGGTGTCGAGCGGACGTAGAGCCGCGCGTTCACGCGGTCGGGTGCGGCACCGTCGATCAGGTCCCAGGTGTCGATCAGGTTGAGATGGTCGTCCCAAAGATCACCCGGCAGGTAGGGGCGGGTGACAAAGCGCCGGAGCAGGTTCACGTCGAAAGTGCCCGGCAGGCTAAGCGTCGAGCCAAACTCATACTCACCGGAGCTGAGCACGCCGCCCACGCTGTCGATAGAGGCCAGACCGTCCCAGTTGTTATCTGTGGCCATGCTGTCCACCGCCAGGCCGGTCGAGATCACCAGACCGTCCAGCTCCTCGCTGTAGAACATGTCGGTGTAGTTGCCCTGGAACTTCGGAACCTCCTGGTCCTCGGCATAGGTTTGGATCAGCAGGCGCGGCTGAGGCTCCGGCAGATCGGTGACGATCGTGGTGGCCTCGAGGGAGCGGTTGCCGGTCGAGTCCTCGAACTTCAGCAGGTAAGTGCCCTCAAGCAGCGGCACCTGCTTCTGCGTCTGGTTGCCAGCCGCTGATGGCACGATCTCGGCGGCCTCCTCCCACAGCGCACCGACCAGCAGCGGGGTGTGGCGGATTAGCACCTTGCCACCGACGCGCACATCGAGATCCGGCGCCTGCGTCCAGCTGATGATGGCGCTGGCCTGGTCAATCGGCAGCAGTGAGACGCCGCTCACGTTCACAGGCACTGCCGTCTTGCCGATCACCTCATAGGAGATCTCGGCGGTGGAGGAGCGCACGCCCAGCGATGAGACCGCCTGAACGCGAAAGTAATGCCGCACCTCACGCGCATCAGGCAGCGAGATCTCCGGTGAGGTGGTCTCCGGCAGCGTGATCCAGTTGTCCTCGCCAGCCTTGTAGGCGACCACATAACCGGCCGCGCGTTGCACAGGGTTGAAGCTCAGGTTCACGCGCACCAGCACGGTCGAGCCTGACTCGTAGAGGTTTTCCGTCACCCGCAGGTTGATGGGTGCGTCCGGCTGTGCTGAAAGGTTCGTGACATCGCGCCGCTCGAGCGGCACATCACGCTCGATGTAGTCGAACTTCGAGGCGTTGTAGGCCAGCGCCGTCACCTGGAAGACACCCTGATCGCCCTCGGTGATGCTGACCACGCGCCAGGTTGAAGTCAGGATGTCGGTGGTCTCGATCACCCAGATGGAGCCCACGGCCGGCAAGGTCGTGAAGGCATTGGTGACCGTCACCACGCGGTTGCTGATCGACTGGATGCCGCGCGTGGCGATGGTGCCATCAGGCAGGATCACCGATAGCTCAGCGGCGCCGGTGATGTTCAGGTCATCGTCCAGCGTGATCGTGGTGCTGGTGGCCGCCATGATCCGGCCGCCGCGGCGTTCGCCAGCGCGCAGCGGATCTGCAATCTCGATCACCATGCCGGGGCGCAGCAGGATGCCGGCATCGAGCGCCACGGAGAACGTGACGGTCTCGGTTTCGTTCTGCTCGGTGTAGAGAAGCCATTCACCCACGCGCCGAGCCTGTGCCCTGCTGTTGCAGGCAAAGGCCGACAGCTGCGAGACGATCAGGCCGTATTTAGAGACGGCCGCGGCATCTTCGACGTACTCATAGGCCACGTCCCGCTTGTCCATGTCCATGTACTGGACGATGCAGACCGTGTGCCGAGACTTCAGGCTGGAGCCCTCATAGACAAACAGCCCCTCCACCACGTTGGCCGGGGTGAGCAGGTAGCTGCTATCCACCGGCCGATCGCAGCTCAGCGCAACGGAGCCGGCCGACCACCACGCCATACCGCGGAAGATGGTCGTCATCTCCTCGATCAGGTTGAACGCTTCCTCCTCCGTCTGGATGTTCACGTTGCAGGAGAAGCGCGGCTCATAGCCGCCAAAGCCATTAGGCAACAGCTCGTTGCAGTATTGGCTGATCGCGTAGAAGCTGAACTTATCAAGCGAGGCTGCCGGCAGCCCGGCGCCGTAGCGGGTGTTGGTGAGCAGATCCCACAGGCACCAGGCCGGGTCCGATGTCCACTGCGCCGCTGCGAACGTACCGCCCCAGACGCCGCTGTAGGTGATCCGCCCCGGATAGGTGGAGGTGTCCACCGTGGCGTTGCTTGGGATCGCCACCTTGATGCCACGCATCAGATAGGCGCGGGTTGGGATGGCACCGAACTGCTGCGCATCGAACTTCAGCGCCACCAATGCGGTGTTGGGGTAGCGCAGCTTCTGGTCGATGATCTCGGTGTAGGCCGTCCAGAAGGTCTGGTTCTGCAGCCGCACTGAAGTTGAATCTTCGGTCAGTCGCGTGACGCGGACGTTCACCGGGAACGCGCCTCCAATCGGGAAGCGGTAGTCCCGCTGATAGGCCGAGCTGGACTTGCCGGTGATCGTGTCGTCGATCACGGTGCTGTAGCTGCCGCCGTTGTATTGCACATCGACCGTGATGCGCACGGACGTGCCCACGATGTCGCCGTCGTCCTCCGTGAACTGCAGCGATGGCAACGTGATCGTGACGCGCGCAGCGTTCACGTTGGTGTCTGTGATCTGCCGCACCTGACTGGCGTTGTATTCCAGCTCGGTGTTGACCGCGACCTCACGCTGAATGTCGGAGAAGCCTTGGATGTAGCTCTGGTTCTGCGTCCCGTAGCGAGTCTCAATCTGGACGCCTGAGAAGTTGAACGTGCCGTCTGCGTTCATCAGCGGCGTGTCATCCAGCAGCACGGACTGCCAGCTGTTCTCCAGCCCCTGGATCTCGCCCTCTCCGATCAAGTCGAGCAGGTAGGCATAGGCTGCGCTCTCGAGGCTGTCGGGCGCTTCTGTTGGCTTGTACGGTTCAAGCTTGGCTTCAATCCGATCTAGCTGCGCCTTGATCTTCTTCTGCTGCCTCTTGGCACGTTTCTCCGCGCGTTTCTGGGCGCTGTTGCCGCCACCAGCGCCCGAAATGAACTGCGTCATGCCACGTCGATCCCTGCACTTATGGTGACGGATCCGACCCACACCCGGCCGTAGATGATGGGCACCGGCAGCCCCTGCGCTGAGGTGTTCTGGATGCCGGAGAAGCTGTATGACTCGAGCCGCTTGGGATCAGCTCGATCGCCGTTCTGCGCGCCGGCATAGCTGGCCCGCTGTGATGGCATTGAGGTGCTGAGCTTTGGCACCGGCGACAGCATCTGCGCCACACCACCCAGCGCCAAGCTGAAGCCGATGCCGGCGACGATGGTTGCAGCAGTGCCGCCAATCACACCAGCACCAAGGCCGCCGATGATCGCGCCCACCGGACCAAGCAGAATCGACGCAGCAATCAGGCCAATGCCGGCAAAGATCTGCCCGAGGCCGCCACCAGCGCCGCTCAGCACGGGCACGATGCTGATCGTCTTGGCGCGCTCGCTTGGGATCTGCAGCTCATCGGCATCACCCACCGGACGGCCGCCCACGCGCACGCGATAGCCGTAGCCCTCGCGGTCGCCATCGACCAAGAACTTCTCGAGGCCGGGGAAGTTGGCCAGCAGAAATCGCACTGCCTCGGCCGGTGATGCCACGTCAGCCTTGAAGCTGCGTGCGCCCACAAACTCTGCGATCCGGCCGTAGACCTTAACGACTTTCATGGCGCACGACCTTCCCGGTCTGCTTCAGATAGTAGCCACCCAGCAGGTCCCGGCTTGATAATCGCCCGCGCAGGTGGTGAATGATCAGCTGGTCGCCCAAGTACACAGCGACGTGATTGGCGCGGCCATCGTTGCGGTCAAGCGCCATCAGCAGGGCATCGCCCGGCTCGATCTCCTCGAGGCTCACCTCCCGGAAACCGGCCTCCTTGAAGCAGCCCTCGAACATCGGCGCATCCTCGAACGCATCCGGCGTCGGCCGCGGCCAGTCCGGCAGCTCCAGCCCCCACTCGCGGGTGTACCAGTCGCGCACAAGCGTCCAGCAGTCGAGCACGCCCCAGGCATACTCACGACCCACCAGCGGCGCCTGGTAGCCCTCAGGCTGGCAGCCGTCGAACGTGCCGGTGTTGGGGTTCACGATCCACCAGGGGAGCCCTGAACGCTCGCACGCGACACGATCCGCCTGGCTTGGTGCCGGTGGTGTGTGCGGGTGACTGTGAATCACGGAGATGATCGTGCCGGCATCCTCGGCTGCTGCGTAGTCTTCCGGGTCGATCGTGAACATCTCCTCGGGATCGGTGGCAATGTTGCGACACGGCCAATAGCGCCGGCGACCCTTGACCACCACCTCAAGACCGCAGCTCTCGCCCGGCGCTTCCGCCTGCGCGTGTTCCAGTGCAGCGGCCAGAAGCTTCGGCTTCATGAGAACTGCCCCACGCCAGGGAAGGAACCGAACGGCAGCTCAGAGTAGGCGCCAAACCGCAGTTTGCAGCTGGCGAGCCGCTTGCCGCAGCTGTCCAGCGTCGCATTGCTGGTGGGCTTGTCGTTGACGTCCGCCACCGGCCCGCCGGTGTATCCGCACTCGGCTGAGCGATAGCCCCATTGGCAGACGTTCTGAATGGTCTGGCGCCGGGGCAGGCGCATCCCCACCAGGTCAAGGGCTGAGGCCAGCTCGAACTCGACCAGCTCGCGGTTCTCCGTCACCTTCCGATCGACGTAGTAGATCTCGCGCGGCATCTCGGCCGTGGGGTCTGCGGTCGGGTTGGTGCCGCCGGGAAAGTTGGCAGCATCGAGGAACTTCGCCAGCGTGCGGATCCGCGTCACCTTGGCACCGTTCAGGTCGTTGCCTGGTGTGGCCGCGTTCACGCTCAGCAGCACCGCGGTGATGGTGCTCAGCACGTTGGCAACCCTGATGTTCGGCCGCGGCAGCTGGCCGCCACCGCCGTACTCAAAGCCTGTGGCCTCCACCGGCCAGCGGTTGTAGGTATTGCCGGCCCAGATCAGATCCTGCTGCAGACCGTTGGTGCCGGCATGGAAGCGGTAGGTGGTTGCCGCGCCGTGCAGGTTGCTGAACAGCTGCAGCTCGAACAGCTCGATCAGCGCACTGGGTGCCAGTTTCTGCAGCTCGGTGATGACGGGGGTGGGAGCGGTCATGGTTCAGCCAGCTGGTCGAAGGTGGCCTGGATGGTGTTCAGGTTGCAGGCATCCAGCGTGCGCTGCCATTCGCGGCAGACGTACTTCCGCGAGGCCGCAGCGTTAGGCGCCGTCCAGTCGAAGCTCTCAACACCGGCGCGTGCATCAAGGAACGCCTCGATCGCATTGGCTTCGGTGTCGGTGCGGGCCGCAAAAGTCAGCGTCCAGCTTTTGAGGTCGGCATTAATTCCCGTCGCCTGCCGCATCTCGTAGCCATCACCGAACTTCACAGTGGTGACCGCTGGCCGGCTGGAGCGCGTGGCGCCGAAATCTGGTGTGTAGGTGAAAGTTGCCATCGGTTATGCCGCGAGAAGGCCGCCAGGCCGGCGTTGTTTGATCAGCTCCTGCTGCACAGCAGCACTGATGGCACGGCCGAGCGCCTGGCCTTGGCCGTTGTCACCCTGCACGGTGGTGCCCTTGGCATCCACGTTCACCACCACGCTGGTGCTGCCGCCGCCCGATACGCCGAGTCTGCCGTCACTGCCGCGTTTTAGGGGGATGATTGCCTCAGGACCGGCTTCGCCCATCAGGCCAAGGCGGCCGGCGCCACCGTTGGCAAATGGGAAGATCGTGGGGCGGTTGACCACGCCACCCATTGCAAATGCCTGCAGGCCGTTGCGATCAAAGGCGCCACCGTTGGCGAAGATCCCGCCTGAGAACAGCTTGCCGCCTGAAAGCGCACCGGCACCGCTCAGGAAGCCGCCGCCCGGCAGCAGGTTCTGTAGCCACTGCAGGATCGGGGCGATGATCATCAACCTGGTGACCAGGCGGGTCACTTCCTCCACGATCGAAAGCGCAAACTCCCTGAAGCTGAATTGCCCGGTGGTGGTCAGCGAAACGATCGCATCCTCCAGTCCCTTGATGGCGTTCTGAGTCAGGTTGCTGATGCCTTCGCCCAGCGTGCCGATGCTGTCGAGGTAGGAGCTGATGCCATCACGGAAGCCAACCATCGCGCCGTTGGCTGCCTCCGCTGCGCTGCTCCAGATCGAGGTATTCATCGCAGCCTCATAGGCTGCCTCGCCCAGCTCCTTGTATTTGTCCTTCAGCGCGTTTGTTTCCTCCACGCCAATGCGCTGGAGGTCGATCGCGCGGGTGCGCTGAATGTTCGCCTCTTCCTCAATGGTCAGCGCCTTGCTCAACTCCTGAGCAGCAGCTGCGCGCACCACCCGGCGCTTCTCCTCATACTCCAGCTCGATCTTCCTGATCGGGTCCAGCTCGCGCACCAGCGCCAGCTCGGCCTTGGCCTGATCCAGCTTGTTCTTGGATGCCAGCAGCGCCTCGCGTGCTTGCCGCGCTTTATCGGCCGCATCCTTTGCAGCCGTGGCACCACCACCAGCGCCGCCCTCCAGCGCGCTCAGGTTGGGGGTGAAGCCACCGCCGCCGCCGCCCCGCAGGTCGCCCTTACCAGCCCGGTTGACCGTCTGCTGCGGCCCCATCTGGAAAGCGCGAACGCCCACACCCGCCATGTAGCCAATCGGGGTTGAGTTGATCGCCATCTGACCGGCTTGACCCAGAGCCTTGCGGATCGGAGCAGGGATGTTGTTCCACAGTTCTGCGATCTTGCGCTGCACAATGCCGAACACGCTGCTAGCAGCGTTGGCGATGAACCCGAACGGCCCGCTGAAGGCGTTGCCGATCGCCGCCGCAGCGTTGCTAGTCATGCCCTTGAGCCAATCCCAGGCTTGGCTGACACCGCGAGCAGCAGCAGAGCCCAGTTCCACCATGTTCTTCATCGCGTTCTGGAAGTCGCTGGCGATGATCGTGCCGACGTTGTTGACCCAGCTCCTGAAACCTTCGTTGTTGTCGTACAGCGCCTTGCTAAGCAGCCCCAGGGCAGCAACACCAGCCAGCGCCCATCCCCAGCCGGGGATAGCAAGGATCGCCGCGCTCATGGCCTGCAGGTTGCCGGTGATCATCGGGATGGCACCACCAGCCAGCGCGCTCTGATAACGCATGATCTCAAGCCCGTTGGCCACAGAGGCGAACAGCTTGACGCTGCCGCCGAGCAGGCCGGTCAGCGGCCCCCAGGCGATCGCCAGGGTGGCAGCACCCACGGCAGCAGCCTGCAGCGGCTCCGGCAGCTGGCTAAAGCCACTCACCACCACGGTGAGCGCATCGGTGATCTGGTTCAGCGCCGGAAGCAGCGCGATGGTCAGATCCATCGCCAGGCCGCGAACCTTGCCGCCGAGGATGGCCAGCTTGTCGTTGTACTCATCCGCCTTCTGCGCAAAGGCGGTGGTCATCTTGGTGCTCATCTTGTCGATGGCATCGCCGCCCATGTTGAGCAGCGGCACCAGCTCCGCACCGGACTTGCCGAACAGCCTGAGCGCCAAAGCCGTCTTGGCCGCACCGTCAGGCATCGCCTTGAAGCGGTTGGCCACCTCAAGCATCACCTGATCGGCGGACTTGAGCGTGCCGTCTGCGTTCTTCACGCTGATGCCCAGCGCGCTGAACGTGGCAGATGATGCTTTGCCGCCCGTCGCAGCATCCAGCATTGCCTTGTTCAGCTTGACCAGACCCTTGCTGACGCCCTCAAGGTTGGTGCCGCTCACCGCTGCGGCCTTGTTGAACCGGCTCAATGCCTCGACCGATACGCCGGTGGACTGCGCCAGATCGTTCATGCGATCGCCGGCCTCCAGTGTGCCCTTCACCATGCTCGCCAGGCCGGCTGCACTGAGCAGCGGGGCAAGGGTGCCCAGCGCGCCGGAGAGGCCGGCTGCAGCGCCTGTCATGCCCCGCATAGCGCCGGTCACACCAGCGGCCGTGGTGCCCACCTGTTGCAGGCCGCGGTTCAGCGCGACGATCTTGTTCTGCCCGTCAACGTCCGCCTTGATGCGGAGCATGGCATCCATGTTCATCGCCATGCTTCAGCTCTCCTGCTTTGCGATGTAGGCCAGCACTGCGCCCTCCATGATCTGCAGTTCCTCCAGCAGGGGGCGGTGAGTGGTTTCCTCTGCTGTCAGTTTAAGGATCCACGCCACAGCGCCATAGTCCAAGCCGATCGGCCTGTTCATGCTGATGCGCCACTGTGTCTGCACACGCAGGAACAGCTCCACCACCGGCCAGTTTTCCTCCCACACCTCAAAGTCCTCCGGCGGTTGCTCCGGCATCACGATGCCTAGCGCCGCCGCGTCGGACTCTGTTTCGTCCACGATCCCGCCGCCGGCCCAATGCTCAGCGGCCTCGATCAGTTTTTTCGCTTCGCTCCCAGCAGCGAGTTGATGTACGCCTCCACCACTGCGGCCGAGACGCCGGGCACGTCCAGCAGCTGGGATTTGGCGGTTTCGCTGTAGGGGATGTCCTTGCCGGCATCGTCGGTGATGCCCTTCCAGCCGGCCAGCACTTCCTCCGCTACCTCGAGGTCAGTGGTGGTCTCAGCGCGTGCCGCCTGGATGATCGCATTGTTGCGAGCCTGCGGCAGGCGTTTGAACTCCGCGTCGAATGTTTGCCGGTCGAACCGGCCGCCGTCGATGGGGATCTCGACGGTGACCGGCCAGACGTAGGTGTCGGACTGCTTGAGAACAAACGCCATGCAGGGCTCCTATCAGGTGAAGGCGAGGCTCAGCTCATCATTGCCGGCCGTGGTCGGAACGGCAACGTAGGGGATGCTCAGCATCTGCACGCCATCCTGATCCGCGTAGGACGGATTCGAGATGTCGCACTGGCCAGCCGTGAAGGTGACACGGTTGCCGGCGGTGGTGCCGTGCAGGAAGGTGAGGTTACCCGTGGTCTCGGTCTGAGCGAGGCTGAAGTAATCCTTCGTCGCCAGAGCAGGAGCCTCGATCAGCACGGTGCCGCTGGGGGCACGGTTGGTGATCATCACCTCTTTCGTGCAGCCCACCAGCTCGCGGTAGACCGTCTCGTTGGCGATGTCGAACGACACCGACTGGAGGCAGCCTGCGTAGCTGAAGAACTGGAAGGCCGAGGTGTTGCCCTGCTTGAAGATCAGCGGGCTGGCCTGTGCGCTGTAGGTGGTGGTGGGCAGCGCCGTGTCGGTCGGTGCGTTGTAGACACCGATCATGGTGAAGTCGATGGTGGGGATCTGACCCACCTCGGCGTTCAGCGTGAAGGTGCCGCGGCAGCCGGTCAGGATGTGGCGGATGCCGTCGTTGTTGAAGTAGATCGTGGCAGAGCTGAAGCTGCTGCTCACCGGCGCATAGGTGACGCTGGTGCTGGCAACGATCGTCTCCGACAGGCCGCAAGCCTGCAGAATGGCGCCGTATCGGGGTGCCGTGCCAGCAGTGCCGGAACCAGCCAGTTCCACCTGGAAGGTGATGCTCACCCGGCTGTTGGCCAGCAGCTGCGGGCTGTTGCCCAGATAGTTGCGGATCAGATCGCGGCTAACAATGTCAGCCTCAATCGGGGTGATCTCCAGGTTGCGGACCAGCAGCGCATCGGTTCCGGCAGGGGTGCTGTCGGTTCCGTAGGTGGACTCCTTTTTAACCTGGATCAGTCTCTTGCGTGTCAGAGCCATCGCTCAGTTCCTCGGCTTGGGGTTCAGAGGGATTGGCCGGCTCTGTCCGCTCGATGAGCTTCCGTTTGCCGGTTTTGGGGTCCAGCAGGTAGGTCCCGCCTTGCCCGTGGTATTCATCCAACATCGTAGCCATCACGCTGTTGCGAGGTTAGCGTTAGCGGTCCGGTAGCGGATCAGGTAGTCGCAGCTGATCACACCTGCTGGCTGATCAGCCTCGACTAGCTCAAAATTCACAGCCTGCGGTCTGATGTCCATCGCTACTCCTCCTAGGGTCAGATCTGCCATCAGCTTGGAGTGCAGATCCTCCACGATCGGATCGGCCAGCTGATCAGGGATGGCGCCACGCACGATCACCGCGATCCGCACCGTCAGGCTCCAGTCCAGCGTGGGCAGGCTGGTGTTCTGCTCGGCGGTATCGCTCACCGGCTCCACCACGATCGCCGGGCTCTCGGCCCTTGCCATCGGCTCAACACGGCTGCGGTAGATCCGCGTGCTCACGCCCGTGGTGCCCGTCAGAGCGGTGCGCACAGCGGCCAGGATTGTCTCGCGGCGGGTCGTCATACCTTCTGCAGCCCAATCTCTACGAAAGCACCATCGTCAAGCTGGCGCGTCTCGCGGACTTGATAGTTCACACCGGCCACGCTGATCGGGTCGCCATACTTCAGCCCGCCGAAATCTGCGAACCGCGCCGTTAGGGTGTAATCCGTGCTGAGCACCATCTCGCCGGCCAGCACCTGCGTCGGCATGTCGAGGATGCCCAGCGCAGTGATCGCGCCAGCGGTGCAGCTGACGCCAAAGTCATTCAGGAAGACTGCCAGATCCTCAGTCAGCGCCATTGGCGGCCTCCGCCTTGGCCTTGCGGGTCACCCGAGGCTTGGGTTCCTCGGCCGGCGCCTCCACAGCGCGGCCCATGCGGAGCAGCTCAGCAGCCACGTCAGAGTCCAGCTCGTAGACCTTGCCGGCCTCGAGATACTCACCGCGTGCTGCGCAGTCGCTAGAGATGAGAACCTTCATCTAAAAAAAGGGGGGCGGTTGCCCGCCCCCGGCTCCTATCAGGTGGTGATGTCCAGGATGGCTGCAAAGCTCTTGGGATCGCGCACGGCCACGTCATAGGTGACGATGCCGCGAACGCTGGTCAGAGCCTTGCTGAAGTCGTCCTGATCTTCGCCCACGGTGATCTCGAGGCCGTTGCCCCAGAAACCAACCATTGCCTGGCTGAAGTCACCCATCACCAGCGCGGAGCAGACGCCCGAGCTGGAGCCCTTGGTCAGGGTGCTGGGCACCTGGTTGGTGGCAGCGAGGGGGTAGCCGTTCAGCTGAGCGGGGGTAGGACCGCGGCCGATACCGGCCAGATCCGTGTTGAACAGGAACGGACCGTCGCCGGTGGTGGAGCCACCAGCACGCAGCTTCTTGAGGGCTGCCATCACCTTGTAGTTGGTGAGGTAGGCCACGTTGGCGGGGTTCACCGCACCGTTGACCTGCATCACGGCAGCTTCCAGATCAACCACCTTCTCGAGGGTGATGGCGCCACCGTTGGTGCCCATCGCCACAGAGCCGATGCCGGAGGTCTGCATGATGCCGGTGGGCTGGCCGCTGGAGCCAGAACCGTTCAGGATGCCCAGGTCGATGGCGAGGTTGATGCCATCGGTCAGGTCACGACGCACCAGCTCCTCGATGCCAGGGGTGCCCTGCAGCAGGGTCTGGCGGCTGTACTTGGACAGAGCGGCCAGGTTCTTGGGGCTCATGGTCACCTGGTCGAAGGTGCTCTCCGACTGGGTGATCGCGGTGGTCTGGGTGCTCAGGTAGTAGGTCGAAGCCACACCAGAGCGGCGGGGGATCGCCACGTTGCCCACCAGGCCAGGCATGGTGCGCACGCCCAGCTGCAGCATCAGGGCGTTGTTCCGCAGGAACTCGATGAAGTCCTCAGCCAGCAGATCGGTCTGCACCAGGTTGCCGCCGGTGGTGGCACCAGAGGTCACGTAGGTGGCGCGCTGGTTCAGGGCAGCGAAGGGAACGAAGAAGCTGCGCTCGGTGGTCTTGGACACACCGGACTTCTCCACCTCACGCGACAGCTCGCGCACCAGGCCGGCCTCGCGGCTGGACCAGTCGCCGGTCAGCATGGCGCGGATGCCAGCGGTGATGCTGTAGGAGGCGCGCTCCTCAGAGGCCATCTCCACAGGGGCGACAGTCTCAACGGGCTTG